CGCCTTCGGGATTGGATACAATCATTCTAGGATTATCTAAACTTATAGTACCGTCGATAACTTCATTAAATTTACCTACGTACTCTCCACTTATTGCCACTACTGTGACGATATCACCTTTTTTCATAATTACCTACTTGTTAAAGAAACCTGTAATGGTTCCTTGTGCTGATGTACCCCTGTTTATCATTTTAAGAGTCGTTGCTTCTGCTTCTAACTTCTCTTTAAGAGGTTGGGATATTAACCTCTTCGCTGATTCGGGTTCGATTTTGTTATCTTCACAAACTTTAATGATTGCTCCCATAACATCTGTCTTACCACCTACCAGTAATCTTTCTACTTGTTCTGTGAAATCTTTCTTACTTATCACTATTATACTCCATGTAAATTTCGATATTGTTCTCTTAACTTGTATAACTCTTCAACATGGTCTTCGGGGTTAGCCGAGAACAGTTGAAAGTTACCGTTTTCCAAACTCACAATTGCAGTGACTTCTTCAATGGGTACTCCAGTGAGTTCTTCCACCATGATTGCATAAGCAGTCATCTGAAGAAACCAAGGTTTTGCCATATAGTCTTCTTTGAAACTAGATGAGGTTTTGAAATCTATAATAGAGAGTGCATCTTCGAATACTCCGACACAATCTACACGTCCAGCCATCTGCAATGCATTACTGACCAATGGTGCCTCTAGAGCAATCGGTACAATTTCATCCAGTACACCTTTAACTCCGTTGAATCTATTTTCTTCAATGAGGTCTGCAAATACTATCTCATCTTTTTCTTGTCTTAAGTAATCTTCCACTACTTGGTGAAATGATGTTCCTCTCTTGGAAGCACCAGTGGAGATTCGATTGGCTTCTTCTGCACCAACTCGTTCTCTCCATAATTTGATATGGTCTCTACTAAGTAATCCTGTTACCGTGGTAACACTTGGATAATAGAATGATTCAGTTCCATCGGTGTAGTACCTCTTACCATCTTTTTGAATGGTATGTAAATCTAGGTCTTCTAACTCGTGTAACTCTACGAGGTTTCTTTTAATTTCTGTCATGTCTCTATTATACTCTTATTTACCTTGTAGGTCAAGATGCTTCTTGACAATATCTCGGGTCTTAACTTCTTTACCCGATTTTCTATGATATCGTTCACCCATAGGTGTGTCGATATTAGTTGATGCAATTTTCTGAAGTACATCGTTAAAACCACTTGATACTTTTACTCTGTCACCAGTGCCACCGACAATCATCGGAGCTCCGATTTTCTGAGTTAGGTTGGGGTTGTCTTTTAAGAATTGGTCGACGGCTTTCCATGACATCATTTTTTCAGTCACTTCACCAGTCTCATTATTTATAAAATCATATAGAGGCATACATAAACTCGGGGGTGGGTCTTGAAGTCCACTTTGCAAAATCTTTCTTATATTCTGTGTAGTATTTATGGTATGCATCGACGACACTTTCTGATTTGACATCATCTGGCATACATTGAGGTGGTTCTCTCCATTGTCCTAGTTCAATATTATGGGGTAGGTTGTTCAATGGGATTCTGAGTTTTGTGTCTGTTAAATGGGCCCTGGCATATCTATAGGTGTACTCCTTACATAACGCTGCAAATAGGTCATACGTAAATTGGTACTGAATTGCGTTCTCTCTAACCCAAATTGCACTAGGGTGATTTATGTGTGAAGCCTTATATAGGACGTTTTCGTTCGGCCCATCAAGTCTCCATCTTTGAATTCTACGTCCACTAGATGCATCGGTGTATTGTTCACCATCTAACATTCTATGTGCAGTAGATAAAAGTTGTCCGTATTCAATAACCATCTTAACTACATGTTTGTCACAATGTAGTTCTGCAGCGATTTGAGGATTCGGGTCTAAGTAAAATATGTTCATTGTTTTTTTGAGAACTCTAGTTCTTGTTTCCAGTTTAATTTATTGCTTTCGTAACATGGACTACTCTGTTGACAAACGATAATTCGTCCACCATCCATATCTACTCGAATACTGTCCGTGGTAAATGTGCCACCATGTCTGTCATGGACAATACACTCTATTATACCATTTTGGTCTTCTTTGTGTAAGTGCTTAAATAGAAATACTAGTTCTTCTTTTGTCATAATCTTATTTGTAAAATATGTGGTTATCTATGGTAACTGTTTCGTTCAGAGAGTCCGCCCAATAAGGGTTAACACTGTCATTATGGTAATGGGTGGCACCTTCAGTGATGTCTCCGTACTTATCCCATGTAACTTGCCTTGCAGTGTCAAGAGATAACTCCCATGTGGCACTATCTTCGGGTGTATCTGACTTACCATCACACCACCATGAAAATTGGCACATGTTTCTAACTGGTACAACCGTACCATTCCAATTGGTCTTCCATTTGGACTGATATACGACTCCACAAATTGTATCGGGGTAGTCAACACTCGTAACACGATTTTGAACGACTTGTGCTACGGCTATTTTCCCTGCAAGAGGCTGATTTCCTGCTTCAAAGTAAATGTTTTTTGCCATGCAGTAAATATCACCGTTAGGGTCGGATGCATAAGCCTTCTGAATGAAGAAAACACCAATTAAAGTGATTGTCATTAAGGTCATGTGCATCGGGATAAAATATTTAGACTCTGAATTAGGTATTTTCATGATTTGTAAGCCATCCATGCATTTACAACGGCAAAAGATTGCTCTTTGTTAAAACCGAAGTTCTCTTGAAGCCATCTAGGGGCTCCAAACATGTTAATTGTGCCACTTTCTTGAAGTGCATCCAATTCGGGAAACCATTCGGCTGCCTCAAAAGGCAAATCTGCCTTGGTTAGTTGTGTATGGTTCAAATTATCCATTATCTAAGTCCTCTATTTGTGACAATGTCTCTTCTACTTCCGAATCGGACAAATATCCAATAACATCATCGGTGATTGGGGTTGTATAACAGGCTTCTCCATCTTCGAGTACCATTATTTCCCATTTATCTTGAGTCCATCCATATGAACCCTTGTGTTTGATAACCGAAGCACCAAAACCGTTCTCAAAACTGTGAACAATCTGTACTCCGCCGTTATAATTTTCTTTATGTGTTATCACTGTGCTTTTGCGCCTCTCTAATCGGTTTCATATGTCTATCAAACCTGTCCCACTCTTCGTCGGCTTCTTTTAATCGGGTCTTTCTAGATATTTGTCTTTTTTCAGAATCCCTTAGAAGCATCATAACGGCTGCACACAATACTAACCCTAGAATGAGTATTAGACCCATCTGAATTATGTTTGCAGTATCCATTATACGCCTGAGGTTGTGTGTGAATACACATCGGGACAATTTGCCACACCACATACACATGTATGGGTTCCTAACACCTTGTCTATTTGAGCAATACCTTCTTCAAGTAATAACTCATGTGCAGATTGAGGTCGCATGTCATTAGCGTCCGTTGTACCGTACTCGGCAAGATTGATAACATCATCTGCTGTCAATTTACCACCTGTTTGATTTGCAATCAAAGTTGCAGTGTCTTTATTCATCATAATAATCTCCTATGAATTTGCATTGTAGTCAGCTTTGATTCCGCCGTCTACTATTAGTTGAGCAAGTTCAGAAGCAATGTAGGATTTTCCACCTACGTGCCAAGAACACTCGTTAAGAGGAACGTGTCCGTCCTTCCAGTTATAAATTGTGACTGTCTCATAGTCGTAGTCGTAATCTTCCATACCTTCTTCTTCAAAGTACTTCACATTAAGAACCCACTCGCAATTAACTTTTGCATATGGGTCAGCATCCATGTAAGTAGGTTTGCCGAAGAGTCCTAACAACTTATCATAAGTCGTTGTGACATATCCCTTAAGGGAAGTGCCAGACATTCCATCATCTTCTATTTCGTATTCTTTAATCAGCATTATGCTACCTCACTTTCTTTTAATTTTTCGAACCACAAACCGAGAGCTCTTTCACCCACGATTTTGGTACCGTCTACCATGACGAACTCGACATGATACTTTGCAATATCTCTAGACTCTAACTTGTAAGTCCATACTGCAACTTTAGAAAGAATTTCTTCTCTCATATATCCGTGTTCACCGTTGTCGGTGACTTTCTTAGAAGTCCACAAACCTTCGTGGTTCTTCTCAAGAATATAAGGGGTCTCCCACTCTTCGATACGTGAACTAACGTCATTCTCGTCAATCAGTTCCCAATCAAGGATGTATTCCATCGCTGCCTCATTCTCATACGAATGAATAATTGCAGTCTCGGCTATGAGAGCCTCAAGATACTCCGTATTGATAAAATCAATATCTGTGATAAGATATGATGAACCACCTTTAAACTTCCAGTAGGATTCAGACACACCGTGGACATAGTCCTCATTATGCGATGCATAGTTTTCTTTGTACTGGGTATTGATTAGTAGGTTTAACATATTTTATTTCTCTCTTGGTTTCTCATTATATACATAGTATAACATAAAGCTTAAGTCATTGTCAAGGCAAAGATATTCTTTGCAAGGAATAACAACCCAGCTCCATTTAACATAATCAATGCACGGTCATGCCACAGTATGGAAACCCATAACCATAACATGATACCAACAAAGGATAAACCTAAGTCGTACATGTGATACCCCTCGATTCCTCTCATAGACATAGCCGATAAGACGAAGACGGATGCCACCCATTTCACGTACCAGTCAAGGGTGTGTTTGGGGGTGGCGGACTTGAAAATCCTTTTCGAATTCTCAAGTTCTATTTTACTATACTTTAATTGACTCATACTAAGTAGTGTGGCCCATGTTGATTTCCTCTAGTAACTGGATATCCACCTTCCATCAGCAGATTTCCCCTTGGTGCATTCAGTGATGGGGTTGCCCATCCAGCCGATGCAAGAACGTCACCCACTTTGAAAAGGACTTCCTTCTCAACGATGCCATTCACTCTTTCCATTTTTCTGACTTTGGTGAATTCTTTCTTATTGATAAATCCCCAAACAGAATCTTGATTACCACTGTTGGCAATTATCTTAATGTACTTCCTACCTTGAGTGTTAACACTCCAAGAGTAGTAGTCCAAGCTTGGATACGATTCACAATGTACGGTGTACAAATCTTTGCAAAGTTTATCACACAACTCTAAGAGTTCTTGTTCTTGATTAACCTCTTCAACTAGTGCTGATAATTTCATTACGCTGACTGCCTGGATGACTTTGCTGGCTGGAATTGATAATTTCATTACGCTGCCTCCAACATTGAGTAAGGAACATTGACTTTTGAAAGTCCCCTTCCTTGCCAGTTCATTTCAACAACTGCTTTCTTGGTATTCATTTTCAGAATCTTGGCAGGAGTAGACTTAGTCTTTTGAACTACGTATACTGACTGACCAACTGAGAAAGTTGCCGTTGCAGATACTTGTTTTATCTGATTTGCATAGTGAACAATTTCACTCAAATCACTTTGAGACATTGTTAACATTGCTTTTTTTATAGTTTGAACATTCATATTTTTTTCCTTTTGATTTTTCATTATATACATAGTATACCAAAAAGCTGGGGGCATCGTCAAGGCTAATCTTGGCCGTCTAGATACATTGATACTGCTCTCTTTTCTAAAGGAGTCAAATCATCTGCTGATGAAAATCGTGAATACGTTAATCCTATACTTGTCATTTTGTTTCCAGCTGTGACCGCTGCATTCCATAACAGTAATGAGTCTTCATCATTGCCTGCATGTAGTTCACCCATCTCACATGCCGTGATTAGGCTACGTCCTAGTTTGACGATTTTCATTTCTTGTTCGGGGGATGAATAGATACTTCTTTCCATTATTAACTCCTAAGTTTAATTGTTTATTTAAGAGTCTAGTATAACAAAAAGCGGGGGGTGCTGTATAGGCCTTTTATAGTTTTTTTTGTATTTCGTCCAATTCTTTTAATTTGGAGTTTATGATGTCTACTCTATTAGGCCAATAGATATAGTCCTTGTCTGAATCCTTTGCAAGATTCTCAAGTAGGGGTCTGACAAAATCATCGAGTTTCTTGATTACTTCCGTTGCAGTAGTAGTCTTCTCAATAATCTTAGTATCAATGGCTGCAAGTTCATCTGCATCCATCGCTGTAAATCCGAAATCGTTATAGTCTGTCATATAGGTATTTAGGTCTTATGTATGTAAATGATAAAACGTTTTATTAAGAGTTTCAATATCTTTAAGTGTTTGTTTATCTGATTGTACCTGTAGATAGTTCTCTGAGTTCTGTAGTGTAATCTCGGGGATGTCTATATGTTTACTACCTGTACAATGTGAGTATATCCAACTTGCAACTTCGTTATGTGAAGTAGATGGTATGTCGGGATGATTTAAAAGACCTAGATTCATTGTAGTGATTCTACATTTTTTATCTGAGTTCCATGTTAGGTTATTTGACAAATGATTCAACGCTGCTTTCTGAGCGGAGTACATGTACCCTTTAGATATGTTTGCATTGGCAGCTCGTGATGATATGTTGATGATTGTTTTTGTTTTATCATCTCTCCATTCAGTGAAAGCTTTCATTAATAAGAAACTCTGTTGGAAGTCTACGTGGGCGCAATTGATAAACGTATCGTATCCATCCCAATCGATTTCATCGTTGAGTATACTCTCTATACGTGCATGATAGACTAGATGTATTGTTCCAACATATGGAGTCTTTGAAATTACATCACCTATGCATTGTGCAAGACCTGTACTACCTGTTATTATTACGTTCATAGTATCCCTTTACTAATTCAAAACTTTCTTTACCAAATAGAGTACCGTCAACACTACATTTATTGCATGGTGACATATCTCTATTTCCCTTGATTAACTTCTTACGTATCTTGTTCATTGGTTTACTGAACCAAACATCATGTAGTGACTGAGTACAAAGATTGCCTACGACATGTTCTCTACCCCAATCGTTTGAACAGAATAGAACGTCTCCGTTCCAGTCGACAAACATTTTATAGAATGGGTAGTGACACACTTTACCTTTAAGAGCTTCTATAGTACTGTCTTCGATACCAACCCAATCCATCATACCACTACGGTTATTTAGGATGAGTCCGTGGGTCTCAAAATCACCCCAATGCATTCTGTATCTGTATCTTGCTTCGGGAATCGTTTTCATTACTTCGTCAAAGTGTTCTATCTGCTCTACACCATCGTATAGATTAATGTAAAGTAAATCTAGTCCACTGTCGTTTAATAATTCCTCTGCATACTCTCTAGTAAGTTTATCTCCGTTCGTGTTACATTCTAATGTAGCAAGTGGAACTGTTTCTCTAAAGGTACGTACAATTTCTCTGAACTGTGGGTTAAGTAAATTCTCTCCGTAACCACTTAAAGATATCTTGCCCGAGAATCCATTCTCATGTAATTCCTCACCAATGATTCTTGCAGCCTTGGGAGTCATATGTAAATTTCTATTTCCGAATACTGAAGGGTCGGCACGAGGACAAAATGAACACGTCCTGTTACATAACTCTGTCGTGTTAACCTCTACCGTGATGATAGAACTTAACTCTGTAAGTTGTGTCTGTCTATCCCAATGTTTACTCTCTTGTTCTCTTCGATGTGCAAGGAAGTCGTGTTGGTCAACTGCAGTAATAGGAATATTACTTGACACACTTGACTCTGATATGACGTTCCTGTTCATCCAATAATTGTTCGTGGTAAGAAAAGTTGATGTTGTCACCTACGTTAAATCCTTCTGCAAAGTACTTGGGTATAATAAAAAATTGTGCTGACTTCTCTTCACTAATTTTACAGCTTCTTGGGTCGCCGTGTCTATTGTAAAGGTAAGGACGAAGTAACAGTCCTTGTTTTTTTAAATCGTGACTAGAGAAAACTAGGTCACCGTCTTCTTCATATAAAAAGACATGGGGGGTATCGAATTGGATACCTAATCGTATTGTGTATTCTAGGGGGAAATTAAAACGAAGAACGTCATCCTCTATATTGGATAAACGTTCTTCGTATCTTGGACTTACTTTTTTTAAATCGAGGGGTAGTACTTCTGATTTCTTAGAAGTATCCACCGTCTCGCACAGTATCATTGTCATTATCTGTCTCTTCGTCACTGTCTACTGCTGATACAAATGAACCGTCATCCTGTAAAGATTGGATTAGGTCATCGGTCTGAGTCTGAAACGACTCAATCATTTCTGCTTTAGTATTCGAGGTTGATACTTCAAACTCTAAACTCTCAGCAGCCTTCTTAATTTGTGTCTTAGACATTGCATCTAGTTCTGCACTTGAAGGAATTGTAATCTCGTCAAAAGATTCTTCTTCTTCCATATCTGTCTGTGCATCTATCTTGGCTTGCAAGTTTGCAAGTAACTCTTCTTCACTGTCGAAAGAAGGGATAGTTTTTTCTACTGGTGCTTCTACTGTCTGTCCTGTAGATAAAGTTTCTGCTCTAGGTTTAAAGTTACCACCTGTGATTACTGGTTTTGCAAGAGTTGATTCAACCCTTTCAATGGCCCTGTCTTCTTCCTGTGTTAAACCTAATGGTTCTACTTCATCTGATATTTCAAAACCTTGGTCTTCTTCAGCTTGGATGTTTTCTTCTGTCCACTCTGAAAAGGATTTCTTTGCTTCGGCAACTTGAGTATCGAATGCAACCTTTTCATCTGCCTCTGCAACTTCAGAAACCTTTTCAACTTCATCTAAGAACGATTCAAATGATGTTCCTGCTGGTTGAAAGATTGGTGTCTCAACTGCTGGGGTATCAAATGTTTCTTCTGCTGGTTGGATAGTTTCCTGTATCTGAGGACGCCTGTGATGAGGCAACTCTGATTCTGTTGGTACTGGCATACGATGTTCGTATGGTGCAGAGTCAACCCCTGCTGATAATGGTGCCACTGGTACTATTTTTGATTCAACTTTGGTATGTGATTGTGGAGTGTCATGAGGAACGTATGGTTCTTCTGTTGCTACTTCACTGGTACCATCGTCGGGGTTCATTGCACGTGCAAGACCGAATGCTCCACTTCTCTTAGACTCTGTTCTAGGTGCAAGAGGTGTTTGTACTACTGGGGGTGGAGTTGGGATTTCGTATCCATGCTGTTTTGCAAGGACACCAATCTCTTCTGCTGACAACTGTACGAATCCTTCAGAGTTTAATTCACCCTTCTTAACTCCAATGACTCCGTCGCCATTTAAGTCCATGTTGATTCCGTGTGAAGCAAGAACTGCTTCTAGTTGTGCAACCTTAAGGTCAGCCTCTTTTCTTCTAACTCTCTCAGCAGACATTTTGTCATCTTGTTCTCTTTGACGAGCTGCAAGTTGTTCTGCTTTTGCAAGTCTATCTGCAGCCTGAAGTTCTTCTGCTCTACGTTGAGCATTTGCAATCATCTGATTGTATTCTTCTTGACCTACAGCATATTCTCTAGTAACCGTGTCTAGGGGAACAAGTTCTCCTTGGGTTACCTTACCACTTTGTAGATGTGATTGGACTAGTGCGTTGATAACACCAGCACTGTTGATTGTGAATCCTATCTTGAACTCTGCAATCCTTTGTTGGATTCTTTCCAGTTCAGTAGGTTCGGGTGCTTGTTGTGCAAACTGCGATGCAGTCTGATTTTCATTTGTTGCCATAATTAATTTTACTCCATGGAGAAGAACTAGACTAGAAAGTTATTTACTGAAGTTAAATCTAACTTCCCTTTGTAATATGTATAGTCTCTGTCTTCCTTATATTTAGTTAGCAGTTGATTTCGGGGAACGCTTCTTTTACGATTTGTCGGTTAATATTTGGAAATGCCCAAGTGCCGTCCTTAATAAGGTCGAGTACTTCTGCTTCTTTAGCAGGTATTCCTTCTAGTAGACCAATCCACATGTTCTCTCTTTTGGACATAGGGACTTGTTCTGTTACAAAGTATTTAAACAGTCTATGTTCAAATCTTAAACTTGTTTCTGCAAGGTCTGAACTAGGAGCTTTATTCGAACCATAAGGTGTCTTACCTTCTGGCAAAGTCGAATTAATCTCGGGGTCAAATGCCCACATAAGACATGGTTTAATTGCACCATTCTTTTCTCCAAATACTCTCAACCCTTGGGCTGCAAGCTTGGAACTTGTTTCTGCAACGATATTCGCTTGACATAATATTTCATATACGTCTGCATCATTTGGTAGTACTGCTCTTTCTGTGACCAGTGTTAACTTAGGTTTGTTAGGAGCTCCTTTCGGTCTTCCTCTTCCTTTCTTTTCTGTCATAATGTAAAATCCTCTACATGGTTTAACAACTGGTCTAGTCGATGTGTTCTTAGATAATCAAAGACTTTACCTTTTACTGGTGCAGTCTTCTCAAACTCATCTAATATATTCTGTTCTATATCAGCTGGTATAAACTCTAAATCAATTAGAGTTTGGTTTCTCAAATAGTTACGATAAAATTTATCGTCACTCTGTATGGTAATTCTTAAGTACTTATCTTTGATAGGTTTCCTTAACGGTGTCTGTCTGATACCTTCGTCTAAACAATTATCGTTAGATAGAATGTTTGGGACTCCGTCTGACTTATCACCAGTAAGGATATGTTCTCTCAAAAATAAATCGGGGTCTTCAACCGTAATAAGTTTATTAAGGTTAGGACTCCACTGAGTTACGTACTTGTATTTATGGAGTTGCTGAAAGTCCTTATCTCCACTCACTATCATGACCTTCTCTCCGAAGGGTGCATGTTTAGTTAGGATTGCAATGATGTCATCAGCCTCACACTTCTCTACAAACATATAACGGTAGGGAAAGTTCTCTTTGATTTCCATCTTCACTTTATGAAGTGTATCAAAGATTAATCCCCAATCCTTATCATCTGCTTCTCTAGACTTCTTACGGTTTGCTTTGTATTGTGGATAGTAGTCTCTTCTCCATGGATGGGATGCATCCGTGCAAAGAGTAATCTCTCCATACTCTGCTGAGTATTTCTTTTGATAACCTCGAACTGAATTAAGAATCATGTGTCTCAACATGTCTTCACTCACTTCCCCATTGTTCATTTTTAACTGAACCATCAAACCTGCTATTATGGTTTGAGTAAAATCTATAAGAATCATTTAATCACTTTTAATAATAATGTATTTTTGGTCATCATGTCGTTTCCGTCTTTCAACTTCGACCTAGGAATCTCATCCATAAATCCACGAGCAATAATGTTACCACCTGTTACTATTCTATCAAGCAACTCCCAATCTGTCAAGGTCTTTTCTTTACATGAATCATATCCTGTAATTCTAGAACCCTTAACTGCAAGGTTACCTTGGAAGTGTGTAAACTTCTTTGATGCAGTGTTGAATGTAAATAAGTCGTAGGCTCTTGGTATCTCTATCGGTTCGATAGACGTATACCTTTCCCACTCTGCAAGGAAAGGAAGCTTCCTTACCATACGTTTGGGTGTCATAAGTTTTACCTTACGAATTGGTTTGTATTCCTCACAAAACTTATCGACATCGGATTCGATACCTTCTAAGAATTTAAGGAACTTCTTCTTCTCTGCTTTTGTTAAGAAGTTATAGGCTTCGTCTAATTGGTCGCAACCTTCTTCATTCTTAACTTCGGATATCATCGGTGAGAGTTCACCTTTAAGAAAGTTAATAACCTTACCACTGTAACCTAGTGAAACTAGATACTTGTACATAGAAAAAGACGAGGACTTGTTGTCCACCCATTTATCTATTTGTAAGTCTACTTCCCCAAAGGCATCAAGTGCTTTGACTTTCATTCTCTCTTGGATATTTATTTTTGGTAGTTCTGTTTTCATAATCATGGGTGTATTATATAATAAAGCCTAGGGCATTGTCAAGTTACTTTAGAAAATCAACTATCGTCTTTCTCATCTCTCTTGTTCGTAATCATAAATTTACGTGCTGGATTTATCATTAAATTTGCACGTTGCATTAAGTCACGATTTGCAAGGAAAGGAATAAGTCCTCTACTATCCAAGCTAACTTCCTGTTCGTATATAGTGTTTAGGAAATTCAATTCCAATTCTACTACGGGTCTAGTCTCTGCTGGCTTGGTCAGCTGAACTTCTCTTATAAGGGGTTTGTTATATTTGACACCATCGGTTTCCCATTGCACTGACTTCTTTCCATTCTTGCTAGAGATAACTAGGTTATCTGCATGAAGAGAACAAGCTGATACTGAGTTACCTGTATCCATCTTAATCGTCATCTCTTGACCTTCGACTTCGATGGTTTCTAGAACTCCACATTCAGTAGGGGTCTTCTTCCATAAGTCTCTGTCTCGATAAATCTTTAAGACTTTCTTAACCATGTCTTCACCAATGACTGAGGAGATTCCTTCTGTGCCTGGCGAATGATTTACTTCTAATAGGTAAGGGGGTTCAGTCTTTCTATTCTTTGCTGGAATGAAATCTACTCCGACCCACTGACCGTTAACGACCTTGGCTGCTCTTAAACAAACATCCATTTCTAGTTCTGTTAACTTTACTTCTTCAGCTTCTGCACCTTGGGATACATTACTTCTGAAGTCATCGGTAATTTTATTTCGTCTCATTGCACCAACGATTTCTCTGTTGACAATAATGACACGGACATCGTAATCCGATTCGATGTATTCTTGTAATAGGATATCACAGTAAGGGTCAATCTTATAAATCAAGCTGACCTGTGATTGTAATGAACGTTCTGTTTCGATTAATAGAACACCCACACCTTTGGAACCCTGTAATGTTTTGAGTACCATCGGGAAGTCATTGTCTAATGCTTCATGGGCTCTATCAACTGTCTCTTTATCATCGTTAGGGATGAGTACCGTCTTCGGTTGGTTTAGACCTATCTCTTGCAGTCTGAGGTACGTTCTAAACTTGTCTGAACAAACTTCGATACATTCCCTAGGGTTACACGTTGCAACACCGTAGCGTTCAATCTGAGAGATTAAATCAAGGTAGGAATCTTTCTTGGTTACACCACCTCTAATCATAACTAATGTGTCTGCATCAATCTCGAATCCTTTCTCATCATCTTCGTTATGAATAAAGATGACACCAGTATCTTCATCACGGTCAAGGTAAGCACCATTGATACGTACTGAATAAACTTCGAGTCCCATTGCTTCACCTACCGATACCATCTTAGTACTAGTAGATTTCTTTGCAACTTTCTTTGGACGTTCTGCAATTACCACGAGGCGATAAGGGTCTGACTTCTTAACTGTGTCTTCTACGATTAATTCATTAAATGATTTCATCATCGTTTTCCTCTTTGTGATATGACATTATTTCATCACTGACTTTTGTTTCCCATACGTATGGAATTAATCCATGTACGATAAGAATGAAAGCCATTCTCCATGCATGAAGTAAGTGTCTGAAGTATCCCATACCAATGTCTGTTAGATGTTTCATACTGTCTTGTTATTACCTACTTCTAAATTCTGTTCTTCTAATGGTGTTAACTTTCTTTTATGTAATGCAACAAAATGTTCTGCATCAACTAACACTAATGGTTTACTTCTGTTCCTCTTAATAACAACTAAGGGTTCATACTTACCACAATTACTTTCTGCCTGAGCATATGCAGCCCAGACGTTCACAGCTTCTTGGTTCTTACATTCAATAGAGTAGGGGAACTTCTTACGAGTCTCTCGACCCATAATAATATCCTCACCTTGAGAACCCATTGGCCTACTCTCTAAATCTTCTTCATGAAGGTCAAGAGTCTTAACCATGAGTTGGGCAAACCATTGCTGTAGTTTACGACCTTTAGCTTTTGCTGACGATGTCTTCATTAAATGTAATACTCACTCCACAACCACAACTGGCTTCTTCATTTGGATTCTGAAACGTAAATGTTTCATTCAATCCTTGTTTTTCATAATCTAATGTCATCCCATTTAAAAAGGGTTGACTCATTGTATCTATTAAAAATTTAAACTTACCGTAATCTATTTCTAGGTCACCGTCTTTATATTCATCTCGAATGAATACATATTCGTAGCCAGAACATCCACCGCCAGTAACACCTAGTCTTACTGAGTCGACTTCCTTGTCTATAAGTTTTGCTATTGCTATGTCTGTAACTTCTATCATCGAAGTATTTATGTATACATCACAACTAAAACGATTAAAGATGTAACGGTAAAGAGAAATAAATATCCTAGGACTACTGCTGAGAAAAATATTTTCCAAGGACTGGGTTTAAAATCACTGTCGACTTTGCCCACTCCAAACAACATCCTAAGAGTATTTAAAATCAAACCTCTGATTCCCATTCACCATGCTGTTCTGCATCGTCCTTCATAAGTTTCTCTGACTTAGGTCTGAACAACTCATAAGGAACATGGCCCGGCTGGTCTTCGGGAACGTAAAGGAAATTAATATCGGAACGGTTACACGTATCGATTGCATCGAATATAGATTCGACTAATGCTTCACCACCTAAATTAAATGATGTATTAAAAATAATGGGGGTGCCATTCTTATCACCTAACGCTCTAATTAAATTATAATAATTAGGATTCTGTTCTTCATTAACTGTTTGTATTCTACACGTACCGTCTGCATGGACGATAGAAGGAATCTCTTTGTATGCTCTTTCTTTACATTGAATTGCAAACGACATATAAGGGGAAGACTTAAGTTGTAACATCTCGAAATAATCGGATGCACATTCTTCCAATACAGTACCAGCAAATGGTCTGTAGTATTCTCTCTTCTTAATAGTATTAATAATTTGTTTTGCATTCGGATTGGTAGGGTCAAATAATATTGAACGATTACCTAATGCACGTGGGCCCCACTCGGAATGGTTCTGATACATTGCAACGACTTGTTTTTCATCTACTAATAGATTGACAACTTCGTCTATGTCTCTAATGACTTCTGTCACACGTAATGATTTTGGTTTATTATCTTTCTTAGCCATTATACTTCTCCTTCAGTAGTATCTATTTCTACACCGTCGATACCCGATTCTAATTGTGTGTGTAGCCAGAAAGCTGCACCCACCGCAGTACCACCGTCATGGGGGACTGGGTCAACAAAAATATCCATGTCGGGAAACTCTTGAAGGTATCTATAATTGTTAGTACAGTTTAAACTAAACCCACCACTCAGAACTAGGTTCTTACACTCGGGATTATATTCTATTGCAGTACGTATTACGTTACATGCATTCTGAAAACTTTCTTCTTCACACATCTGTGCAACGATATGTCTATCGAACCTATCGGGTCTATCCTTGAACAGTCTTCCGTAAGATGCCATTCCCATGACCTTACCCGCTGCTCTACCCTCTTTGTCTGCACCGAAGGCATATGACATGTTGCTGAAGTTCATACCGCTAGAAGGGAAGCTAGAGAAGGTACAATGGATTCCATCCATGATGGTAGTTAAGTCTTTCTGACAATGTGCTACGTCATAGTACATGTTAGGGAAGTATTCACTTGCAAGGTCTCCAAGGAAACGATGGTTCGAATACTTCTTCCACTGAGGAACAATCATAGTGTCACTCATTTCGGGTGTACACTTAAAGATAGATTCTATCTCTTGGAAGTTGGGATACTCTTTGTGATACGATTTTGCACCACCACCGTCCCATGTAATTGCAATAGCTTCTTGACCATCTTGATAGAAGGGTGATAGGAAGTATCCACTGTATGCATGATACAAATGATGTTCAGTATCATAGTGATACTCTTCTACGTCATCGAATTGGTTTGCCATGCAGTCGTGGATTGTTTCATCCATGTCTTCTAACCACTCAACGTTGATACCTAACTTAGGATATTCTTCTTGGAGTTGTTCGATTCGTTTTAAACTGAGTTGTTCTTTAGATAGGTCACGTGCAAACTCTTCTGCAAGTAGTCTGTTGTCCATGAGATACTCTCTGTCGAAATGTATCTTCATGTCACGTCTATCAAAGGATGCAAAGATTAACTCTCCACCACCTTGTTCAATGGATAATGCATCTGCAATACCTTTACTGTTTACTGTATGTAACTCGGGTGAGTCAATGTTAGGTGAGTAGTATTTTTCTCTACGTTCTCTCTCTTCCTCGAAGAGTTCTTGCACTTCTCCGTCTTGCATAATGGCAAGTGAAGTGTCGTGGCTGGAATTGATTCCAATGATTCTCATAATATAGTCCTTGTTGTTCTACTTAGTCACGGTGTGTCTTGTAGAATGTTATAATGTCTTTGGGTAAGACGAGTTTATCTTCGATGAGTTGGTTCACCATCTCTTCACGTCCTGCTTTGCGACCATTACGGTAGACTGCATAGACCATAGAAACAATAAAAACGAAATGTATTAAATATAATTCAGTACTCATGGGTTTATTTATAGTATTCGTCTATGTCCATTTCCTTGGACTTAGATTTTAATAATAAAGACAATCGATATGAATGTCTGTTGTCTTTTAGGTATGTAAATAAACGTTTAAGTCCTACCCACACACCCCACACCACGAGAACCCATAGGAATACACTCCACAAGAGCCCGAAGACCCATTGGGATACAACCATAGGGAATAAAAACCAATCTAACATACCGCTAACTCCTTCTCAACTCTCTCTTTAATAGTAGTAAGACTATACCATAGTCCACTGTACAATTGTTTACGTCCATCTGCCCACTCTACGTGGTATCTTTTGTAACCGTAAGGTCTTGTACTGAATATTCTTACGTCTCCGTAACTCTCTTCTAATAATCTCATATACTTTTATCTATTTGGTTACCTTTAGGGTCATCTGTAAGACCGAAGTCCTTCACAACCACTGTTGCATCCCCTAGGGGACGATACTCTGCAGACAACATATGGATATCATTCTCTCGTTGGATACGATTAGCAGTCCTCTGCAGTCCTCTCTCTAGGAATCTATCAAACTCCTTACTTATTTTTCTTATTATCCAACTCCACATGATTATCTCCCTATATGTTTAACCTCTGAACGTGGTATCACTTGATACGCACCCTTATTATATGAAGGTGCAATGGTATACTCGGACGAGATACGACACCTCTCTTCTTTACTTAGTGTTTCATTAGCTTTACTTTGTACATTATTAGAAACATTTTCGAACGACGGATAGTATACACTCTCACGCACATAGGAGCTAGAAACTTCTAGAGAACTAGAAGAGGTATCCCACTTATAATCCTTTGCAGTCTTAGTAGTCGTCTTCCAAGCATTCGTCTTACGTCTACGACCACTCATAGTATGTTTCATAGAACCTCTAACAGTAATCAAATCAGTCTCCTAGTACACACATAGTGTATTGTTCTAGTGTACCCAATTCAAGCAACCATTCACATCTTTCGAGGTTCTCTTTATAGTCGGGAATCTTATTGTAAGGGGAGTTAAGCTCATTGTGTATGTCGTCTATCACTTCGAGTGTAGAACAACTACTGAGTAGTAATGTAAGGGGTATTAAATATTTAATCATAAGGTTATTATACCATAGTAAGTGTTGTATGTATAGAGACTATTATCCATTGTTAGTGAACCATCTACGTATCGTGAAGACTCTCGTGTATGCAATGACTGTCATGATTGCAGTGATAGTCGTACCTATGTGTAGGGGGGATGTCCATTCGAACACCTCTAAGAACATATAGAGTAGGAATAAATTAGTAGGGTAGTTAATTAATAGACCTGTGCCTACTGTGGTTAACGTCTCCCTGTGTATCTTACGTGTCTTTGTACTCATACCTTTACGACTCCATGGTTCTTTTTAATTGCATACTTACTGTCTGTAGGTACACGTCTTGTCTCCAAGACCTCTGTCATGTAATCAATAAACATCTGACCACCTTTATATCTAGGGGGTGGGTATAGGGTGTCCTCGTTTGCAATAAAGAAGATACACATCTTTGCAACATCTTCGAATGCTACTGCACGTCCATTGTATAATAGTATTCTATCCTTGTCGGATTTCATACCTTGTACGATTTCGAATTTACTCATAAAAAAATTACCAAAAAAAAATATTTGTTACCCTGTAAAAAAATCTTCACAGAGCTATAGAGGTAGGGGGTTGAGGTGCTGCCCAGAATCCCTAGGAGTCCCACAGCACTGTTCTAAGACGCTCGTCTGAGTTCGACTACGTGATGCTCCCGCTCTAGTTGTTTGCACACTGCTAAGGCACCTGTAAGACTCATGGGAGTAGGCGTGCGCTTCTCTAGTCTATGTGAACCATCTAGGTTCGTTATCTTGGTGTCTATACTGTATACATCTACAGTACTCCATGTTGTTCCGTTCATATATAATGCTCTCGCTATTATAACACATTTGCTTGCCTTTGTCAAGGCCCCTGTAGATGCCCGTGCTACAAGCATCTCAGAGGTGGCGCTTCTCATCACCACGCGTGCTTTCGGTTACAACCCCCAGTGACTTAACATAAGACTCCCCGACTGTATAGTAGTATGGGTCTTATCAGCAATCCACGGTACAACTCACTGGTTAACTTCCGTTTCTTATACTCTATTATACCATTAATGAAAGGTCTTGACAACCCCATTTATGACAATACTTTGTATGTCTATCTGTCCTATAATGTGTATACCTGTTCTCTGTCTGACGCTAAGACACATCTCTCTCCAGTCAATGTTGACTTGGAACATGTTCTTAGTAGTCGCAAGAGTCATCTCATTCTTTGTTAGTTCAATCTCAACGTACTGTCTAGTAGCGATGTGAGTACCTATCAGTCCGTTCATGACGCCCGAATCTGCTTCTTGGTCATACGATATCATATCAGTGTCAGCAGTGGTGCAAGTAGCAACAGCGCCATTCCCTGTAGGAAGTCGGTATCTAATAGTCCTAAGTCTTTAATTTGTTTTCTCATTATGTACATAGTATACCATTTAGCTGCACACATTGTCAAGGCCATTAGAATACATAGAAGAAACTAGATTCAAGCTATGACTGACATGAGCCATAGATTACACGTGGGAAACTACTCGAAGAAATGCCTTGACATGACTGGAAGACGCATAGGAGTCATGGCGATAGCTGCCCGTAGAGGCGAGAAATGCCTTGACATTTGAGAAGCCCGTAGTAGCAGGGCCTGTCACCCTCCGAGGATATTTGACTCCAAACTAAATACGTGGTTAACATCTCCGAACACCAGCACTCAAACCCACTTTATTCCACTTTCCCCTACTACCCCTAAATACCATTATTATTACACACAACACCACACTACCACACACATTATATTAGAGAGACGAATGATACCCTTCGAATTATATTCCATATCCCCCGATATACCCGAATTTGGTGAGATATACCGTATACC